CACTGTCCGGTCGCTTTCTCCATGGAGGCTGACGGTGGAGCTGTTGTTGGGATAAATGACGGCAAAGGTCTGACGACTGTAAGGAAGAAAGGAGCGAAACTGTTTATGCAAGTGAATAACAAGCAGAAGATAGTGAACCTTCGCGTGATGCCAGGCAACCCCATGATTGAGGATGCTTTGTTTCGCAAGAACCTTATGGAAGCAGGATTCGATCTGGCCTTTCATGTGAGTGAAAGTCATACGCGCCCGGGCCCTGCCCATCCGCGTGCATGCATTACTCGCACGATTGTCGTGCAGGAGCTCTCGAAGTGGCTGGAGTCACTAGAGGGCCCTATGTACGAGGTGTACGCAGATCCGCGCCCCAAACGCCATGTTGTGAGTAACGGTCAAGTTTCTCGCAAGCATAAGTTTGCTGAGCGGTACGTGGACGCCGAAGTGCCGGATGGTTTCTGCGAGTGTGAGAACTGGGTTCAATGCCCGCACATGCCGGAGAAGTGCACAGTCATCATGAAGGACTGTCACTACTACGGAGGCGAGCACGAAGTCCAGAAATTGCGCAAGTTGGGCCACAGAGTGGTAGTGGTAGGTTGGCACTATAAAACCGCCGCGGAGGCATACGACGAGGTTGCAATCACCCCAATGGGCAAGGATCTCTACGATCACGTCTGGGCTGGCGACCTGGAGTCTACTGGATTCGTCCACGATCTACCCGGGAACATTGAGCCTTGCGCCAATGGGTCTGGTAAGGTGGTGGTCAAGGCTGGAGCATACCGTGCAACAGTCTACGAGCCACTGGATTTGTCGTCGGAATGCGTAATCGACATACCCGCGGAACCTCCAAACACAGTCAAACCTTACCTGCAGAGCGAACTTTCTGTGGAAGAGCTTTTCACGCACCCGGTGTATGGAGAGCAAATCCGCAAGATGTACGCGGAAGCAGTGGACCATGACATTCAACATGTGAACAACCGCTTTAACAGGGTGCTCTCGGGAATCTGCGAGCAACCCCAGGCGGGAGTACACTACGCTCGTGCGCTCGCTAATCTCATGGCGTCCAACTCTCGCATCGCGGCTAGTCGGATCGGTCTATCTCAGACATCTGACTATTACGCCCATGATGCGAGCAAGAGGAACGCCAGTTATGAGTACAGTGGGCCGGGCTTTTTCGCGCGTCTCTACGACTGGGCGTACCGGAAGTACTTTGGGTACAACCCGGACGACCCATGGAGTGAGGTGCGTGGAGGCCTATGCCTAGCGGTGCTAGCCGTATACTGCTTTGTGACAGCCGTCCTGGTGGTGTATGGCCTGCGGTCTGACATGGGGATCACGATTGTCGCAGTTCATGTGTGCTCATTCGCATTCATGGTTCTGCTCGTGGTCCGCATCGGTCGCCGTGGGTGACTCCTTGGCCCCAAGTTCGACGTCGCGGGCCGTCGAATTTTGGGGCGATACAGAGGGGTGAGAAGCGCTGCATATAGGGGAGTGATTGAGAGTCCAGTCCACCTGTCGGTGAGAGGTCACGTTGAGGATAGACACGTGCCGAAACTGTATGGTTTCTACGCGGGTCCGATTCTCGACGATGGCCAGGTATACGACACGGGCCTTGGCAGGAACATCCGCGCTGCTATCAACAAGAACCTGGCTGATCAATTGCCAGGAGCTGGTTTGCCACGGGAAGTGGTGGACGAGTTTGTCAAAGACAATCTTGTCGGTATTGGAGCGAAACCTTCAGTGATCACGTCGGAAGTACGTTTGAACACCGAGGAGGAGGTTCTAGCCGCTGCGTCGGAAAGGTCAGGTAAGAAGTTCCGTGCTTATGAACGGAGCTACGCAGCCTGTAACCAGACCGGCCATGAACGGAGCTTAGTCGACACTTGGGAATTAGAGCATTTCGTCAAATTCGAGTTTCTGGGGAAAAGCAGCACGACCGGGCTGCAGAAACCCCCTCGGATTATAGCGAATGTGGACACCCAGGACGTTGTACAAGGGAGACGCTCCGGGAGGGGTTTTGAGCATTTCATAGCGAAGAACAACTCCATCAAAGGCCTGAAAGCGGCTGAACGTTATAAGCCACTCGAGGAGGTTTTGACCATACTGGGTGACTTTTACGTTGTCGCGCTGGACGACACTGCGCGTGACGCCAACACTGTTCGGCATGATTTTGATGCCTACAAGGGAGTTCTTGAGTCTTTAGGGCTTTTGACCCCTTACATGGCTCAGATGCTGGATAGGGAAGGTTTCACATCGCGTTGCGGAACGTTGAAATTGCGAACTCGGACTACTTCATTGTTAAGTGGTTCTGACTTCACAAGTGCAATGAACTACAACACGACCCGACTCAACTGCTGGTACCTTGCGAAAGTGAGTGGACTGGCAGCGGAAGAGTGGTGCGTGGTGGCGGAAGGCGACGATTGTGTGATGTGCATTGCGCGTGCAGCTTGGCTGCGGGTAAAACCCAACTTTTACGACACCTTCCTGCCTTCGGCTGCTAGCGATTTACGCAAGTGCCTGAAGGTTGAGGGGGAAGGATGGTACGATGAGTGTGGGCACCCGTTTGTCGGCGGCAACGTAGGCTATTACGCGGGCCGGTGGTGGTATTTCCCGAGTCTTAGTAGGATGAGGCTCAAAGCCACTGTCGTATTGGGGAAGGATGTGCATCAGCCAGCTGTTGCTAAAGCCCGGCTTCGTGCTCGGGTGGAAGCTTTAGTTGACAGGTACACGGCCGTACCCATTGGCTGGAAACTAGCTGAGGTACTACAGCGCCATGCTGCGTGGGTCGGGCATGGTAAGATCCTACGTCTCCAGGATGAGGAGTACAATCACGTATTCGCCAAGAACGCCACACCTTTCCGGGCACCAACCGAGCTGGAAAGGAAGGCGTATGAGCATGTGATGGGGGTTTCGGTCTCCGTCCAACGCCGCTTGGAGGACGTGATAGAGATTGAGTGCAAGGTCGACATTAATGCCGATCTTCGCGCCGTCTTCAACGATCTCCTGGAATAGAGTAATTAGAGCCCGCGATATAAACCTGTAATGGTTAAGAAAACCCAAATTAATGCCCGCAAGCGGAAGGGTGCTCAAGGAGCACCTGGAGTACGAGTGTCTAAGTTGCCTATTGGTGCTTTGGCACTTGCCAAGTATCATGCTGCATTGTCTGATCCATTCATCTCGGAAGCTGTTGGAATTCCTGACGGAGCGCCAGCGGTGACCTTCAA